ATCTGTTAAAGGAGCTACAACCTGTGCTGTAGATACACCTTCAGAGTATCCTGCAAGCTTCTTAGCCTTAACAGGATCTCCTTGGGCTTCATCAAATAGAACGTCTAAGAACTTTTGTTGTTTATCTGTTAGCTGTCTCGCCATAGATTCTTTCTCTTATTTCAGATCTACCGATCCCTATATCACTTAGTTCACGATCAGACAAGTGTATCAGTGTATAATAGGCTGCTCTTTTCTGCTGTGCCTTCTGTATAGCTTTGAGTACACGGTTACAATATTCTTTCCACATATAAAAATCTCCAGTTTGGTTTTGTGCAAGTTGGCTAAGAATACCAACTGGAGACTAGTTTTACACATATAGTTATAACATACTACAGATAATATTGCAACCCCGTTATGTCGGTTGGTAATACTCAGCACCTGACACAACTACGTGGAAGTCAGAACTACTTTCTTCAAAAGCTACAATCTTATCACCTGCAGCTAATGCTAAGTATCCACCACCCTGTATAACTTCTACGTTTGTACTTGCTGCCATACTTACTTCGTCAACAAAGGTGTGATATGTAGTTGTTGCTTCTTCATACCACTGTATGCTATATTTCTTAGCACCTGTTGCACCATTTGATACATGCAAAAAAGTAATGAGTGCCACATGTCTACTAGGACACGTATACACTACATCACCATTAGCACTACCTGATGTTGCAGAAAGGTTCTTTGCCTTTGTAAAGTATTTAGCTATAGCAGGGTTTGCCATTACTTTTTCTTTTTACCTGTGACTGCTTTTTTAACTTTAGTAGTCCAAGCTTCATCCTGTGGAGTCGAGGGGTCATCCTTAATGTAATGACCCTTATCGTTTCTAGCTCGAACCTTCTCTGTGTTTTCAGCTAACCAAGCTTCTACTTCTGGATCTTTAGTAAGCCATTGACCATAACTTAGTTGGCCCACAACATCTCCACGAGAATTTACTATTTGATCTTTTTCAAGTCCTTCAAATCGAAACATTATATTCCTACCTAGTTCTCTGCCTGATCATACCATTGATTCTTTTTTCTTCTGCTACTGCAGCTTTATTATCTTTACCTTTAGACCTAGCATTAGCTATTTGTGTTCTTAGCTTTCTTGCTTTTTCTCTAAGTGCTTTTGTACTCATACCTTGGTTAGGTTTATTCTGTGGTGACTTTGGATCAAGTAGTCTTTTATTTCTTTCCATTGTACCATCACCACGACCACCTTTGACATTGCTAAGAGTTCTAACATTGATCTCTGGTTTTTTCTTTGGCTTTGGTGCAGGAAGAGGTTTCTTAAGATCCTCTGCATAGACTGCAGCCATTACTTTACCGTTCTTATCTGTGTAGTAAAGTGATCCAGCTTTCTTAGCTGCTGCAATGCTGTTGTATTTACCAGCATCTTTTTGGGCTTGCTTACTTGTTTTACCCATTGCTTTTAATTGATTGTTCAAGTATGAACGAAGTGTTACCGCCATTTTTCTATCCTTTACTTATAAGTATTCTTGGGTCTAGCAATACCAGTATTAATTTCACTAGAAGACTTAACCATACCACCTACGTTGTACATGGCTACCTTACCGCCTTTAGCATATGCTTTCTTTTTCATTCCAGCACCGCCTTTAGCGTAACCTTTTTTCTTCATGCCCATACCGCCTTTGTTCATTTTACCGACACCATCAGCAGCATAAAAGGGAACTTTCTTTCCACCCTTCTCGACCATCTTAAGACCGCCAGCAGCATAACCTTTTTTCTTCATGCCGCCTTTAGCCATACCTTTCTTCTTCATCTTCATGTTTCTTCCTCACTGTATAAATTGTTAAATACTCTTTGTGTATCCCAGACGTAAGCTACGTCTTCTTTAGAGTTGTATATGTGTTGATTAGGTCTAAAGTCTGGAGCACCTTCTCCTGTTTCAAACCAAGCTGGGTGAGTTACTCTCACTCTATTATTGGGTAACGCAACTATGTTACCTGTATAGTTACCAGCGTCTAACAACTCTAATACGTGAGACTGTTTGTGTTGGGCTGGATCGTCAGCGACTTCATTATCTGTGTAGTCTACTGTAAAATAATATTTAGCAGGATAGAACTCCCCATCTACTTTTGCTATCCAAGGTGCTGGACTTGCTCTCTCCAGTTTGTAAACTGAGTGATAGTGTGACATACAATCCCAAGGCTGTGCCAAGTAAGGTGGTAATTGTTCAGGCCATTCTTCTAACGGTGTATCTGCTACAAGTGCTACAAGAGGTAACCTAGCCCACATCGCACCACCATGTATATTGGGGCTATCACTATCGTCAGACTCACAGCCTGTAAAAATAACTTGAAAGCTGAGAGTCCTGTTTGGCATAGTAGTGATGCCAATGACCATGCAATGTAAGTATTCTCCATGATACTCTTCTAAGTTCTTTGTGTATTCTCTACGAACCCACGCTTTGAAGTGAGGTATACTGCTTGTTAAGTAAGGCATATTATTATTGTTTTTATTTACCTTTTAGATTTTTTGTAAGACCACCCTTAGCGGCTCTAAACGTTTTGGTTTTCTTTGCGATTTTCTTAGGTTGAGCCACATGCTGCTTACCTGCCTTAGTGCCTTTTCGTTTTGCTCTGGAAGTGGCTGCGTACTCACTAGCACTAAGAGACTTAATAGCCGAAGAAGGTAGGTAGCGTTCACCAGTAGCTTTAGAACCTTGGGTAGATGGCTTACCACTTTTAGTTCGCCACTTCTGCTTAGACCAGTTCTTAAGACTTTTTTGAGATTTTCCTAGTGCCATTCTTCATAATACCTTTTAAGGTCTTTGCCTGACCAGCGTGAAGTCTAGAAGCTTTGTTTAAACCTTTAACAACCTTTTTTACTTTTGATTTATTTGCGTTACTTAATGCCATCTAACAACATCCACAGTCTGGGTTACATTTTCTATTAAACAATGCACACCATAGTCTTTTAATATACCTTCTCATTTGTAGCCTCCCCCTTTGGCTTTGTATTGCTTCGCAACCATTTGGGCTTTTCGCGCAGACCATTGTCCGGGCGAGCCACCTTTTCCACCTGCTTTAACTTTTGAGACCAACGCTTTACGCATACTCGGTTTGGTGTAGTTACCAGCAGCATTGACTGTACTCTTCTTAGCAACCATTAAACAATCCTAATTAAAATGAAAACTTTGCACCCATAGTGATATCACCAAACTTAAAGTCAGCATCTGATGATACTTCTGTGTAGGTTGCTAGACCTTTCCAAGCGTATTCAGCTTTCCAGTCTAAGCCAGTAAAGATGTCACCATTGTTAATATCTAACACATCAATAGTTGTTTTAGTAGAAAGAGAAACTCCGTATACACCCATACTTACTTTAGGAATAAAATCTAGTTCCCATGTTTCTGTTCCTGTTGTATAACTCATATCTGTTTCAGCACCAGCGGATAGACCGTACCCTAAGTCCATAGCTGACACTGACGTTCCTACAACTGCTATCGCAGATGCTAATAGTAATTTCTTCATTCTATACTCCTATAAGTTTGTTCCGATTTTAAAACAAGCAGGTTTAGAAAAGATACCTTGTGACCTCATTATAGAAACACCAGTATCTACTTCTTTTTTACATAGCTCTTCTGTTACAAACAAATCATTTTGTTTTGCAAATATAATACACGAATCTGCGTATGGTGTACTACAAGCTATTACTACTGCTAACCACATTACCATTTAACCTTATGTGACCAATACCTAGCACTTAGTTTACTAGGCTTAGAGTCTTGAGCATTATGTCTAGCATAATAACTTTTTTTACGTGCTTTATCTTTATCTGACTTAGGGTTCTTACCTGCGCCACTTACACCTTGCTGACCAAAACGAATAAACTTATATGTGCTACCTTCTTTAGCCATCACACAATGTGACTTGGTAGCATGACTAGGAGTACGCTTGGGTTTGTTTACACCCTTTAGCCCCTCGTCTTTCATCTTAGTTTTTACTCGTTCAGGTATAGACATAGTTACCTACTCAGCTATAAAAAGAATTGTATCAGAAAAATTTATCTGTGTCAACTAATCAGTTCGAAGTGTGGTCCATCCATGAACGGTCTACGACCTTCTGATCTACGTAGGTCAATGTAAGCATTCATAGCATCTTCCATAGTACCTTCCCAGTTTCTTATATCCATTGGGTATGGCATTTCTGGTGTACCCCATGCTGCTCCCCAGCAGATAGGAACTCCTACTTGTGTAGCTGCTTCTGCCATAGCATCAGCTATATCATCATAAACATTTAGTTCCCAGCAAGCACGTCCGTTGACGTAGGCCATAAGATCTACAGCCTTACCCTCTAGGTGTTTAGACTTTAATGTTTGGCTGGCCCCGGAAGCAACAAGCTCCTTCTGCTGTTCTATGGTTCTCATCCCTTGGATAACTCCGAAGTCGATTGTATCGCTCAAGGTGATAGCCATCTTAACTACTGCTTGTAGACTATCATCTACACCTTCTAGTCTATCAAGGCTACGCCTACTTAATTTAAATGCCATTACTTCTTCCTATTGCTTACAGTTGATAGTGTCATACCACCCTTACGGTAGTCTGTTGTACCTGTACGTTGTTTGGTTGTATACCCACCTTTACTTTTTCTTTTAGGTTTTTTTCTTTTATCTTGTATATACTCTTTGTACAGTTCAGGAAAAGATTCTTTTGCTTTCTTAAAATTCTTTTCATCTATCATGTTATCAAAGGCACGTTGGGATGGAGAACCAAACCCTATAGAAATTAAAAAGCTTTGTACAGCACCCTTCGGTTTCTTATCTTTTTTTGCCATTAATAAAAAGACCCCCTGCTCTATAGTCAGTATGACCTACTTTATTTAAACCACCTCTACTGTACTGGTTTGGATACTTCTCTCTTAACTCTAATTTACCTTTAACACTACCTCTAATGCTACCGAAAGATGGAAGACTTTCTATTTGACTTTTTACAGACTTGTTCGGATCTACATTACGAACTATCTCACTAGCAATTTTTCTAGCTTCTTTAATGTCTTTCTTTTGGTAAGCATCGGATAAGTAGTTCATTAGCATCTGTCTACCTACCCCAACTCTTTGAATAAAATTTACAGC